TAATTAACGTATAATGATTTTCCAGCTTCCACATACGGAGGGTCCAGATACATCGGTTCATTCGTATATAATAATTGATCATATTGATCAAATGATTTATTTGATACAATTGTTCTTCCCTTAAGTAATTCACGACATTTATTTAATTTAGTTTTCAATGTATTAATATTATATCTACAATCAATCTTATATTGACTTTTTTGATCTTTTCCACCTATAGGACCACTGTAGAATATGCCAGAGAAGGTTGTACGATTAAAATACAGGGCTTTATACGCACACCTTATCTCATCTGTCGTTTGCTCCGCTCGCAATGTATAAAATTGTTCCAGAGTTGGCTTTTGTTCAATTAGTTTTAATAAATCTAAAAAAGGAATTAGATAAATATCAGATATTACTTTCCAAAAACAATAGACCCAATAATCTTTATCGTTTGCATATAATTGAATATTTGGATATTTTTTAGCAACTTCTAATAGAACGGAACCGCCACCGACAAATGTATCAGTAAAACTATTTTGTCCTATTAACATTTGATCGATATGAGGCATAAGTATAGGTAGAAGTTTTGTTTTACCACCAGGGTATCTAAAAATTGATAAACTCATTATTTATACCATATTCTTTTCTGTCTCATTTTATCTCTCTATCTGTCTGTCTCAATTTATAGGGTATTGAACTATCACTGATATGTCGGGCTCCCGCTCTGTAGGTCTCAATTTATAGGGTATTAAGCTACCATTACACTATCAATATCTTTAATATCATCATAATAAATTGCAGACTTACTAGTTAACTTTGCTAACACTGGTTTTTTAAACAGCCCTTGTTCATGAAGTAATTTCACTGGTAATATCTTTTTAATTGTCCCATGCTTCTCCAAAAGATTTACAGTTACAAATGCAACATAATCATTATCTTTATAATTCTTAAAGATATGTTTATCTTCATTTTGAAAAATCCAAGACACTCCGAAATTAGATCCTTGTAAATAATTTTGACTCTTTACATGAATGTTAATGTTAGATGATTTTAAATCATAATCCCATGATTTCTGTTTTGCAGAATAAATCATAAAGTCTGGATAAGTAATATCAGGATATGTTTCTTTTAAATAGTAATAAACTGCTAACTCTCCAGCTTTACCTATTACTGTATCGATTCTCCTCTTATTATCATCGAATTGATTTCGATTTTCATAAAAGGACGTATCTAATATTTCTGAAAATTGTTTGCATTCATCTAAATCTTTTGATGAAAACTTAATTTTATTAATCATAACTTACTTACTCTGTCCAGATATATGTCTCAATTTATAGGGCATTGAGCTACCATTATTATAAACAAATAGCAATTTAAGTATCTTCTTGCATATTCATTGATAGTGAAAAAGAATATATTCTATCCCAATGTGCCTTTTCCCAGCACATAAGACCGACCTGCGGATTTTTAACAGACACACCAAACCAAGTTTCATCATTTTCTGTTTTAACAAATATAGAATAAATATGTGTTCCAAAATAATTTGAATATTCAGGTTTCGCACGTAATAATACAATTCTGACAATCGCAGCGGGATCATCAAATATTAATGAAGCATTGTTAATCTGACAAAACTTCTCAATTGGTATTCTTGCAGTAACTTCGTCACCTTCTTCTTCAATAAACTTAATTTCATCTTGGTTGGTTTTGTCAGATGTTCTTTCGTTTTCGGTAATTGAATAACGCATGTGAACCTCTATCAATATATTAAATAATTACCTATTTCACAGTTTATCCATATTTACTTATCAATTAATATCAACAATGTTTTCATATTGTTAAATTTAGTAAACTATCTTCATCAATCAATTTAATTCCTAATTTTCTAGCAGCAACAGCTTTAGATGATGTACTATTTGGGTCCGTTATCAATAAATGAGTTGTTCCTCTTGAAACTGAAGATTTTAACTCACCGCCATTATCAGTAATAAATTTTTCTAAATCAGCTCTTTTATTTTTAGTTGAACCAGTAATAGCAATTTTACAACCACTTAATGCACCAACAATTTTATCTTTAATCTTTACGCCATTATCTAATAGGTCAAGAATTACTTTTTGATTTTGACGTAATCCATTTGCAAGAGATTCTGCTTTTGATGGACCAACACCAGGAACCATTTCAAACTGTGCTGCTCCAAGTTGTCCAAACTTTTCAAGGGTATCACAACCGGCATTCATAATTTGACGAATTGTAGTAGATCCAATCATTGGAAAACTTAAAGCACCAAGAAAAGTATCAAGTGTAATTTCGTTATTCTTCCAAAGAATATCAAAACATTTCTGTGCAGATTTCTGTCCCATACGATCAAGTCCAGCAAGATCATCTACAGTTAAAGTATAAAGATCTGCTACAGTTTTTACTTTACCAGATTCTACTAACTTTTCAATTAAACTTGTTCCCCATTCCAAAAGATTTAACTCTACAACCCAATTTTTTAATCTTCCATTAATTTGTCCACTGCAATTATCACTATTTGGACAAATCAAATTTTCTCCTGTCATAATCAAGTGGCTTGCACATTCAGGACAAACTTGTGGTGGCAATGCTTTTGTTCCTGTAGTTTTTATAACTCTTTCAATTCTTGGGATAATTTCATTTGCCTTACAAATTAAAACATCTGCACCAACATCAAGTCCCAGCTTATTTATATAAGCTATATTATAAACGCTTGCCTTTTCCACTTTTGATCCAAGAAGATTAACTGGTTCAACCCAACACACCGGAGTAATTCTACCAGAATTTCCTACAGTCCATTTAATCTCTTTTACTGTAGTCTTTATAAATTGATTTGCAAATTTAAACGCTAATTTTCCTTTTGGTTTTAACGCTACTTCACCAAGAGATTTTTGAAAACTAACATCATTAATTGCTGCAACAATTCCGTCAATTTCATAATCTAGAGAAGGGCGAATAATATCTTGATATTCTTGCCACAAATTATTTACTTCATTTGCATTTTTACAAAGTTTATATTTAGGAACAAGACATCCTGATTGTTGGAGAAAATCGAATTGCTCTAATTCTGTTTTAAAATCTTGCCCAAGAACTTGATAGAACATTACTGTTAAATATTCAGAACCAACTCCATCAAATCTCCTACATATTCCGGATGCAGCATTTCTTGGATTTGCTTTATCGGAAAAATATTTTTGATGATTAGATTTAGTAAGAATAATTTCACCTCTTAACACTCCAGTAAAACCAGGAATATACTTTACGACGCCATTCATTTTAAGTACATTTGTTAAGATATCTTCTCCTTCTAATCCACCTCCTCGGAGCGGACTTTTAACTAATTTTCCAGTTTCATATTGACAACCGATACTTAAACCATCTAATTTATCTGATACAACAACTTCATGTCCATTTAAAGTTGAAGAAAACCATTTAGTCATTTCTTCTGGAGTATTAACTTTTGAAAGTGAACCAAGTGGAAAAATATGCTTCGCCTTCTTCCAGTTATCCACTGGATCTGCCCCAACTTTATTTAAAGTTTTATTTGTAGGGTCCAAACAAGATAATTCATATACAAGAGCATCATATTCATCATCATCTATGATAGAATCGCCATTATAATATGCTATTGCTGCTTTATCAATTAGTTCTTCAAGTTCTTTAATTCTATTCATTTGTCTCCAATTTTATTCTTATACGAGGTCGTAATAATATAAGATCCCACAAACGAAAGTCAAGCCTCTCGGTTATTTTTTAAATTAAAAATTATCTTTTTCGACGTTTAATTTGTTTAACGATATTAAATGGAGGAGCTACACCAGAACTAAATTCACTAGCAGCTTCTAAAGCTATTTTAATTCTTTGTTCCGGTTTCTTTCCTTGTGTCGCATACATAGCTCCCAAAGCTAAATCTGCACCACATCCGACGGAATAATATGGAGTATTAACCATGCCAACTTGAAAATCAATATCAATTATATATAGATTGCTTTTATATCCAACTAAAAATGCACCACTCATAGTATCATCTTTATCAAAAAGAAATCCATTTATAATAAAACATTCTTTAACTTTATCAATAAAGTCAGTAACCATGTATTCAAAATCATCAGAGCATGTTTGCTCTGGAGGAACGAATTTAAATTGAAGTAATTGACCCATTCTAAATGAATTTGTAAAGCCCATTATAAAAGGACCATTTACAAATACTTTTTTATCTTTTCTAATACATATAGAGGTACTATCAACACCTGCGCTATCGCCGCCTATATATACATTACCATTATTAACCAAGCCAACTATACAAGTTAAATTTTTCATTTACGAAATAATCCTGAGCTTAATTCTTTTATAATTTTTTGTAATTCTGGAGATTTGATTCCAAAATGAACTAAAATTTCATGTATGAAATTTTCATAAGGATTAACTACACCACGTTTAGTTGTTAATATTTCAAATGCTTTAACGGGTTCATAACCTTTACTTAACATATAAGCAAAGACTATACTTGCTGATCGGCTTACTCCAGCCCTGCAATGAATATATACCTTACCATTATTTATATATTTATTTATAAATTCTACTGACTCAGGTATTAATACACTTATGACATTAGGATTACCATCTAT